GGGCATCCATCGGATGCGGCTCGCGCTGGCCTATGACAGCATCATGGAGCAGAGAGGAGAGAGCGGATGAGCTGGACAGACGATGTAATCCGGACTATGCGCACGCAGGGGGCGGCACACAATCCCCCGCGCATCCAGCTGGGCAAAATGACCGGCGCTGACAGCGCAAAAATCGGCGCGCTGGAGCTTGCCAAGGACGACCTGCTCTTTTTCGAGCGAGACTTGAAACGCTCGGCCGCGAAGGTCGCGGGGCAGTGCCGAGACGGCGCTCCGCTGGCTGACAGCTCCGAGTATATCGAGGCACTCAAAGCCGGGGACATGGTCGCGCTCTATGCGCTGGCAGGGGCAGACCACACGGCGACAAAGTACATCGTGCTGGGGAAGGTGGTGAGTGCACCGTGAGCATCCTACCGAGCTTTCTGGCCGCCGAGGCGCAGAGGCAGCGGCCGACCGCTACGCAGCGCGAGCTTGTGGAGTACGGCATCGACTACAGCACCGGACAGCTCACCGGCCGGCTGGTGCGAGGCGTCGAGGCTCTTAAGGTCTGGGTGTGGCTATGCCTGCATACGCAGCGCTACCGCTACCCGCTGTACACATGGAGCTATGGCGCGGACATCGAGCAGTACATCGGTGAGGCGCTACCCGACGATTTTCTTGCCGACGACCTGCGGGAAGAGATAACTGCCGCGCTGTGTGTGCATCCGCGCATCACGGGCGTGGAGGATTTCAGCTATACACGCGAGGGAAGCCGCGCGGTGGTGCGCTTCCGTGTCGCAAATGCGGTCGGGGCTGACATCGAGGAGGTGATGGATTTTGATATATCCTAAGGAGACATATGCGAGCATCCTCGAGAGGGCGCGGGCGAGCGTGTCCGGAGACATCTCGACGCAGGAGGGCTCGCTGGTCTACAACGCGCTCTCCGCGCTTGCGCTGGAGGCAGAGCGGCTGTATACGGAGATGGCCTACATCAAAGAGCAGTCGCACGCCGACACGGCCGACATGGAGCACCTAAAGCTCATCGCGGCCGACAGAGGCATCACAGCCCGCGAGGCTACGCCCTGCGAGGTGTCTGCGGTGTCTAATGTCCCACTCCCGCTCGGGAGCCGCTTCAATCTCAAAGGCTACAACTACAGGGTCGCCGCCGCGCTTGCGGGGACACTCACATATAGGCTTGTGTGCGAAGAGGCGGGTGCCGCTCCCAATGGCATCTCCGGACAGGCGAGCCCCATCGACTATATCGAGGGGCTGACTTCCTGCCGCATCACGGAGACGCTGGTGCCGGGACGCGAGGCAGAGACGCGCGAGGAGCTTTTCGAGCGATACCTAAAGAGCTTTTCCGAGGACGCCTTCGGCGGCAATGCCGCGCAGTACAAGGCCGAGCTTAAAAAGGTCACAGGCGTGGGCGGGGTGAAAATCTACCCCGCGTATGCAGGAGGTGGCACCGTGAAGGCTGTCATCCAAGCGGCAGACTATGGCGCGCCTTCCGAGTACCTCGTGAAGCAGGTGCAGGAGCTTTTCTGCCCTGTGCCGCGCATGGGCTACGGCATCGCGCCTATCGGCCACGATTTCACAGCCGAGGCTGCGCGGACTGTGCCGGTCGATGTGGTGACGCATATCGCCGTGCGGGCTGGACTGTCCGCCCGGGACTTTCAGGCATCCGTGCAAGCGGCAGTCGAGCAGTACCTACTGGAGCTCCGGAAAGCGTGGGAAGCACAGGACGGCGAGCGTACGCATGGCGGGCTGACGGTCTACATATCGAAGCTCGAGGCGGTCATCCTCGACGTACCTGGGGTGCTGGACGCGAGCGGGACTACGCTCAACGGCAGCTCGAAAAACCTCGAGCTCGGTGACACCGAGCTGCCGGTAGTGAAAGGGGTGAGCATCCTGTGAGAGCAGATCTAGAAGCGCATCTCCCTGAGCACATCGGGCGCATCTGGGAGTTTCAGGAGTATGGAGCGGCCGGAGACATGGAGCTCGACCGCATATGGGCGGCTATCGCGCAGGAGCTCAAAGACTACTACGCGGACACCATGAGCGAGGCGGAGTGCGTGGCGCGGGAGCGGATGCTTGGCATCCAGATCATGCCGGGTGAGACGCTGGAGAGTCGGAGACGGCGGCTGCGCGGCTACTATGTGAGCGGTCTGCCGTACACCGAGAAAAAACTCGAAGATGTGCTGACCGCCCTCTGCGGCGGCCGAGATTTCACGCTGACAGTGCAGCGGGACAAGTGCGAGGTGAGCATCGAGCTCCGGCTTGCTGCAAAGGGACTGCAAGAAAATGCAGAGGAAATCGCGCGAAAAATGCTGCCCGCAAATATGCTTCTCAAGGTGAGCATCCAGTACAACCGCTGGAGACGCTTCGCTGGTATGCGCTGGCGAGACCTGCGCGGTGAGACATGGGGCAGCCTGCTCGCTGATAAGAAGTGGCAAGGAGGTGCATAAAGATGCAGGAAACTGAAAACTACCACTTGAAAAAGCCGGCTCTCGATGACTTTGCGGATGTGGAGGGGTGCTTCTCTGACACGATGGACACCATCGACAGGGAGCTGAAAAAGGCCGAGACATCCCGCACACAGGACGCTCGGCAGTGGCGCGTGCAGCTGCCGCTGTCCGGCTGGTCGGAGAGCTTCCCGTACATGCAGACAGTGACGGTCGCGGACATGAAGGCAAGCTACAGCCCCGTCTGGGGAGTAGAAAACACCGAGGTTACAGCAGAGAGAGCAAAAAAGGTCTCGAGCGTGCAGCTAAAGCGCATCGAGACCTTGGACGGCAGCATCCGCGTGGAGTGTGTGCGGCGGCCGAAAATCGACTTTTTCTTGTCCGGAAAGGGGGTGTGAGATGGCAGAATGTATCATCATGGGCTCGGGCGGCGGCGGAGTCAGCTCTGACGAGGTGACCGCAAGGGCTGCTGATGTCGTGGCCGGAAAGAGCTACCTCGGCGCGGATACGGACGACGATGTAGGAGTCGGCACGCTGGTAGAGCGTGAGGGCGAGCAGACGACCACTGGCGTGACCATCTCGGATGGTCTGGCGCATGTGGGCATGCCGCCGGGCGCGTACCGGAAAAACGGTCGCTACGGCACGCCGGAGGTAAAAGCGCCGGTCGATGTGGTCGCGAGGGCGGCAGGACTTGACGGGGCAAAGATGCTGCAGGGGTACAGCCCGCTCGGGGTGCCCGGGCAAATCCCGGTCTTCAACACTATGGGCCCGAGCGGCACAGACCCGCGAGGGAGCCTCACCACCGAGTACGGCATCGACTTCAACGCTCACACGCTCTGGATGCACGCGCCCGCCCACAACGCCTACTACATGCGGCAGGACGGCCACCCGCATATCTGCATGGACTCTGAGGCACTCGGCGACGCGACCGCGCAGCAGGCGCTGCAGGGGTGCACTTTCACGAGCAGAAACGGCCTGAAAATCCCGGGCGCTATATACCGCTGGCCGCTGTCCGGAGACATCGGAGGCCAAAAAGTCATGGATGCGTACGAAAGCACCGCCTTTATCGGCGACTACGGCGCTCGTGGAGTCGGGGTCTTCATGCGTATGCCTGGCGGCTGTCAGCTCGACCCGTCCTGCATGTGGGCGTGGGCGCCTATGCCTGGAGCTATCGCGAGTAATATCCGCGCTGGTGCCAATATCGGCGGGAGGGTCGGCACCATGGTAGACTACGCGGCCTCTTGCATCCCTTTTGATGGAGCCCACTTCGATGGAGTGCATCTCTCGGGGTGGGCAGACGGTGACTGCGACACCAGTAGGCGCTTTCGCATCGGGCCGACAGGCCGCTACCAGTCGAATCGGACGGCATATGTGCGGAACGCTAACTTTACGCCATACGGTGCCGGTGAACCCGCGCTTCTGGTGTGGCTACTGACGCCGAGCGTGGCGCTGCAGCCCTTTAGACGGGCGCTGGTCACGGTATCGTACTCGACCGATACCACCATCATGGGAAATGGCAACGGCGTGAACCTCTGGGCAGGGTTCAGCCGCGTCAACGGCGTGCAGCGGAGCCGCACGCTGGATCCGATACGAGAGGCCTCCGCGACCTACCTCCGGACACAAAGCGGCCGCGCAGTACTGGAAATCCCGCTGGACGGCGTGGCCGAGCAAGGCTTTTTGGTGGTGGCCGTGCACGGCAGCAATTTCAGAAGTAAAGGCGGCGGGGGCGTCTTTGACGCACATCTGGAGCGCATCGAGCTCATCGCATGAGCAGAAAGGAGCTGAAACAGTGAAGGTTACAGTGATTTATGACAGCACGACCGGCGACATGCTCGCCACGCTCGGCGACCACGACCCGACGCGGGTCAAGGCCGAGAGTTTTGAGGTGCCGGACGGCGACCGCGTCGACCGTGTGGACATCTCCGGAGATGCACCGAAGGTCGTCACCTCGGAGACGCCGGTCAGCTGGCAGGCGCAGCTGGAGGCAGCAGTAAAGCGGAGCGACGAAAAGCGCGCCTCTCTCGAGACGCGCGTGTTGACGATGTTCAATGACATGATGAGAGGAGATGGGGCAGATGAGGATTCCGAAGGGGCTGTGTGAGAGAATCGCGGAGATGATCATCGCGGGTCGGATGTTTTTCGCGGACATCGCGAAGCGGCTGCGGCCGCGGGTGACTGAGGAGCTGAAAAAGCGCGGCAGAGAAGACCTCGCGACCGACAGCAACGCGCGGCCGAGGGACGAGAGTGAGGAGGACTGATGTGGTGGCGCGACATCGTGGGTGCGGCAGACATCGGCTCCATCGTGACCGCTGCCGGATGGCTGGCGGTGGCTGTGCTGACGGCTGCTGAAAAGCTCGCCCCGCATGGGAAAAAGCCCTGGTCGGCGCTCGCAAGGGCGCTCGGCCACGAGATGACCCGCGACATGCGGGAGCACATGGACGGTGTGGACAAGCGCCTGTCACAGCTCTCGGACAAGCTCGACGATGTGAAGGCTTTCGGCGAGGAGACGCGGGCTATAGCGGCTCGCGTGCGCATCCTGCGCTTCGGCGATGAGCTGGCTGCCAAGCAGCGGCACAGCAAGGACTCTTTCGACCAAGCGCTCATGGATATCAATGCGTACGACGCCTACTGCGAAGAGCACCCGCATTTCCGGAACCACATCACCCGCACCACATCTGACTACATCATGGCGCAGTACAAAGAGCGCCTCGAGAAGCATGACTTTACCTACTGAAAGGAGAAACTATATGAACATTCGTTCTTTTGCAAGAAAGCTTACCAGCCGCAAGCTCTGGATGGCCATCGCGGGCTTTGTGTCCGGCGTCATGATCTATCGCGGAGCGGGACAGAGCGAGGCCGCACAGGTCTCGGCGCTCATCCTCCAGGGCGCGGCAGTCATCGCGTACTGCGTGGGCGAGGGTCTTGCCGACAGCGCAGGGGCTTCCCCGACTGAGGGCGAGTAAGAAAAGGAGCGGGGGGGGGGGGGTGGCCCCCCCCTTTTTCTTATTTTGGCCTTCTTTTCGGGCCCC